TACCATGGTCAACGTGACCGATAGTACCGATGTTAACATGCGGTTTAGTACGTTCGAATTTTGCTTTTGCCATTGAAGTAATAGCCTCCTTCACAAAAATAATAACCTATATACGCTCATTATACTCCGTATCGATTTTATTTGTCTACTTTTTTATGAAAACAAGCAATAACGCTACTTAATCAATATTTTTGATTAAAAACAATATCTATAAAAATGTGTCTTTTCTACACATTTTTTGCCGTTTTTTTGCCGTTTAACTAAACAAGGGCAGCACGCATGCTACCCTTGTAAGACGTTCGCTCACTACTAGTCTCTTTTATAGTATATACTACCATTCCTTCACTGTCAAGAGGATACTAGCCCCTTTTATTCCGTTATCTTTGAAGTGTACAAGCCCTTCAAATTGTCCTGCTTGATATCCTACAGTGGGATATATTTTATTATCAATCACGGTCACCCCCGATTTGATTTTATGCGACTTATTTAAGTTAATTTTATACACATCAACTTTTTGCGCCGCTTCATTTGGATTGACTATAGTTTTATCACTTTTCTCATTGATTGCTAAAGGTAATGATAGCTCATGGTTATTAATTGCTTTTTGCGTCTGTTTAGCCGCCGTATTTACATCCGGAGCCTGTACATAATAACTAACTACAGGCTCTTTTTGCTGTACACTGTGTATCTCTCTTTGAATTTTCACAGCATCAGAGGGAGATACATTAAGCTTATTGGATAAAGCAGTCGAATTATTAAGCGTATCAGTCAATACTATATCAGCCTTCTGCGGGATTTTATCTTGACTATGCCCCACAATCAATACTACTAATACTACTGCAATAGCCCCAATTATAACCGTTATGGCGTTTTTATGTTGCGTTAAATATAATTTTACCTTACCCATAATAACACTCCTTACAGCTTACACAGTGCGGCTCATATCGTATAATTGACCATTGATGTTTTCACTCATAGTATATTGCCAGAGCTTAATGCGAGAGTCTACCCAGTCCATCTTATAGTTATATTGTGCATACCATATGTCACAGCCTAATTGATCCATAAATAACTTATTAACAATATAGTCATACGATGCATACAATCCTGCATTACTATATCCGGCTTGCCACAATCTGTTAATAACAATGCTTGCAATATTAGTTAGGGTCTGATTACATGGCATTCCATGGCGTTCTTTGTAACCGTCACCATCTTCCATATCATGCCATACTCCGAGTTCCAAACGGTCTGGAGTTAATCCACTTTGCACCAATGTATTAATAATAAATTGAGCTTCCACCTCTGCATCAGACTCATCAAGAGCATAGGAGTAATGGTATACGCCTACTTTCATACCGCTTTCAATAGCTTTGTTGATATAGCTATAAAATTGACTATCTAATCCATTCTTACCATATCCCAATCGAATAATAGCCCCTTCAACACCAGCTGCTTTTAATTCACCAAAATCAACCAATCCATTATGTTCGGATACGTCAACAATTTTCATTTTGTACCTCTTTCATCATCATCGCTTATTCCGTTACTATTGCTGTCTTTAAGTTTTGCACCATAGGCAATAATGCAAGCCATCACTTGACCTGTAAGGATAGCATTAATAATCTTAATCGCATATTCAACCACTTTAAATGCCCAATCGTCCGTAATGTGTGCAAACCATATATATAATAGTGAAAACACTACAAATATCAGTGGTAATAGAGATATGCCAATCACAACTTCATAAAACAGCAGGTTGCCGATTTTTAGGTCGGCAGCCTTTATTGTTTTATATACATCTTTTAAGCGATTTATCCATTTCATGATTTATCGCCCCACAAAATTTTATTTTCAAGGTGTTGTATACGCTCCTCTTGCGACTCTAAGCGATGGTTATGCTCGGTTAATGTCGCATTGGTGCGTTCCACACTTAACAAAATCTTTTGTACATCGGCTGATGTGGTTTGCGTAACAGATTTAATGTCACTCACCGCCTCGTCAGTTTTAAGGCGTTTAACCTCGGTTACAGACTGTTTAGCCTCCAACCTATCAAATATCACTGCCTTAATAAACCATCCTAAAATCGTTGCTACACCTAGTACAACGCCAACTAAGGACGACCACCAGGCGAGGTCATACATTGGATTAGTTTCCATATTTACTCCTTTACTTTGTAATAGGTCGTAAGCTTAGCCCTCTCCTAGCTACATTAACTTTTTGAAAATCAATCATGTCGAGCTTTTCCCTCTTTTGCTGACTTGAGAGCCTTTTACTCTCCCTAATCTGTTTAGACGCTTTATTCAATTGCTGTAATTGTTTATGCGCTTGTTTCATCATATTATAGGACCTAGCGTCAAACCCCTCTTGCTTTTCGCCAGTTAACTGCATAGCCTTAAATAATCCTTCTTGCTTGTTATATTCATCATATAATCGTTGCACGCTGTCGCTCGATTTATACGGGGTCTCGGTAAAACCTTTTATTACGGGTTGCTCATTCCACTTTTTGGCTGGACGAGTATCTGCCACTCCACTCATACGGTCTGTCATATCCATAATTAAAGACCCAAATCCACCACTATACCCTCTAATAGTGTTATCAACTTTCATAGGAGAAACATTAAGCAAATCACCTACTTGGTTACCTATATAAGACGTGCGCCAATCAGATTGCAAACGATTCGGTAATTTGGTCATACTTTGAGGTACAATATTCCGCTGCATGAAAAAACTATAATTTGTTGCCCATTCCAACAATGGAATACCTGCTGTTGGTATCAAAGATGGCATCATATTATCCATAACCGATGCACGTAAACCCTCAAAACCTCGTCCATTTACTTTCTTTTCTTTGTCATAAGCATATTGTAATGCTCGTTCCGGTACTGTGCCAAATAAGATACCTAATTCGAACGGTTTCGGGATTTTAATTAAAGTATCCTCTGTCGGAATAATCCAAAATACATCCTTTTCCCATTGAGGTAGCTCCTGATAACGAGGGTCATCTTTATTCAGCCACCACAATACTACGCTTGGCAAAGTAATGAATGCAGCAGTTTTAAACGTCATCTCAGCGGGATTTTCACGAAATGCACGAACCATTTTATCTGTGCCTTGCAATGATGCATTAAAAAATGCAACCGTTTTATTAGCTTGCTTGGTATTTTTACCGATGCGACTAAAATCAAGTGTTATATCACGAGCTTGAATAGCTGCTTCTGCGCTACTCAATGGCTTTCTTTCACTCCCCATCAGGCGATTCATAATACCAGTGTAACCTTTTCTTGCATTATCAAACTCAGCCAATCGAGTTGCCATTTCAGTGGCTTCATTAAGCCCCCGAATTACATCAAGCGGAGACGTTGCTATTTTTCGTACTACACTTGGTTGTTTCAAAATATCTCGAATGGAGTTTTGAAGATAATTACGGTCGATACTAACCATTGCACTGTTGCCAGCACCACTCTTCTTATAATCCCAGTACACATCATCTTTTTTGAGATAATGCATAATACCTTTAACGGTATCAACTAAAGGTATAAATCCATGTTCACTATAAATAGTAGCACCAATCATATCACGCACAGGGTTTCGTAAAATAAATTCAGGACTCAATTGTGTAGCCCCGGCCCTCAACCATCCTGCTGGAATTTTCGCTATTTCTACTAACCAACCGAAACTTTCTGCGTTAGAAAATTGTAAGGCTTGATAAACATCAGGTGTCGTTTGGTAAATTGTCTTTTTGCCGTCCTTCATCACATAAAAAGTAGAATCTTTAGCTGTAGGCGTGCCTGTTACCCGTTCAACAATATCGCTCATTCCTTCTACTTCAGAGATTTTGACAAAGGATTTTGCTACCTTATTACGCTCAATAGCATTTATCGTAGCATAGGTATTTTTAATGATACTTTCGAGCGGGTCAACAATATCACGCCCGCTCCCCTTCATCTTCTTAATAGGCGCATGAACATTCATAAATCCGTCACCCTTACTGCCAAAGTTATCAATTCCAGCTTCGCCAAAATCACGGATAAATGGCACATAGTTTGGATATTTAGCACGCATTGCATTAATATCCTTTTGACTGATTAACCCCGCATCACGCATTAAATCCAATAATTTATTACTGTAAGATACAATTTTTTGCTGCGCATCAATAAATTTACTGCCATAAGTTCTTTCATAGTGTCCTATGGTTGCAATAACATCTTTAATTGATTTATCAGTATATATTGCTTCATTCGGATGCGCCTTATTCCACCGCAAAATATCCATCTGCCGTTTTGCTACAAGATATGCAGAAAAATCTTCGTGCAAATTATTGGGAATATCCGCAACAGCTTCTTTAAATGACCCCGGGCCATGTTCTAATAAAGCTTCAGCCTTGCCTACCCAGCCACGAGATACCCATGCTTGCATAAATGGATTATCTGCAAATTTTAATTTTTTGCCAGTAATATCTTCCACTTCACTAACTATCTTTTCTAATGGATGGAGTTCATCAATAGCTCGTGTATACGCATCATCCAAAAATCGAGTAACTGTTTCTTTTGGATTATTAATTACATCGCCCATTAAGGAATTATTTTTACCAAACGTAATTGAGCCTTTAATACGCTCATGAGGATCTTGTCGATACCACTGATGCATTACTGCACTTACCTTTTCAACTCGTGCATTTAGCTCCGGCGCCGCCTTCAATCTGTTAGTGAATTCATCATAAAATTCGGGAAAATCTGCCTTAGCCCTAGCTCTATTAGTTGTATAATCGCGATAAAATTCAGCAAAACCTTCTTTTGCTAGCCCTGTAGAATCCAATTTGTCATATCTACCGCCAAACCTACGATGAACATTTTTTACTAGCTCAGCTTGGTGTTCTTTGGTAGTAAATCCAAAATACTTATCCAAATAATGCCCCAATTCATGAGCAGCTGCTTCAAAATCGCCATAATTTCTTACTCTGACCGCATCAGTTTTAGTATTGAAAAAGCCTAAAACACCTTTTCTCCCAATACGCCCATGTCTAATTGATTTAAAATTCTCATCAATAGCATTAAAAATCTCTTGACGGTTTACAGGTTTATCGGATGTTAAATTCTCTTTACCTTCAACATATCGATAAGGTGATTGGGGATTATCTGAAAAGTACTGCACATCATTTGGCTTTACTTTTTCCACCACATCTGTTATATTTAAATTACTAGATGGGTGGAGCTGAGTATCCAGTGTTGAACCCCTATCACTAGTTGGGGGTCGGTGATACTGCGACAGGCCACCTTCTAACTCATTTCTAATACTATCGCTGACGTATACAATTGCGTCGGCTTTTTTAGTATCTGAAATGAGTTTTTTTATGGCATTATGACGTTTTCTCCGCATATCCGCAGCTACATGAGACGATATAATTTTTCCTCTATCAGCTTCGTCAAGACTTACAATGACCTGATGAGTTATATTATCAATTCCCTTAAAATAGCTAACATATGCATTTCGTCCATTAGCCTGTCTCAAAATCAAATCAGGATTGCTAGCGGTCTCCTTAATTAACGTTGTAGCAAATGCACGTTTTTTGCTTATCTTACCATCACTATGCCCTCGCATAAAATAATTAGCTATTTGGTCTATCGCATGTTTATTTGATTCGTCATACATTACTTTTACAGTATTACCTAAAGGATCTGTAACACCTTCTTTAAGCTGAATAACATTGTCACGAGTTTTTTCAAACAACTCTTTTTCTGAATACTTCTCATATTCAGCCAATTTTTCTGCATCATACTCTCTGAATTTAGGGTCTATTTCTTTAGATTTAATCTTCTCTGCCAATTCAGCAGGCTTTATATCAGAATAAGGATTTGTTTGTTCAAGATTAACCTTCGTTTTGTCAAACATATTCAGATTATGCTCTGCCCTATTCATAACTTCAGCTTGGTCAGCAGATTTTTCAAATAAGTTCAAATTTGGTTTTTCATTACCAACTTCAACAGTACCAATTCTATTTTCATTACTAAAATCAATAGTATTCGGATTATATGGCTCTTCTTTAAACGTTTCTATTATGAATCGATTATTGTTACCATCTGCCATATTCGGAGTATTATTATGCGGGCTAGATTGACCATCATATACCTCTCTTGCTGCTTGCATACGTCTGGCATCATTAGCAGCGGTGGGGTCAGGACGCTCATATTTTTCCCGTACGATAACTGCCATTTCTTCCGGAGTAGCATTCGGATTTTCCCGCATGGCTGTCAATGCAGCAGATTCTTTATTTTGCATTTCATACTTAATAAAATCAACTTGAGTTCTCCAGTCGTACGGATCACTATTATTCTCAGCCGCAAACCGCTTGAGGTCATCTAACCGAGAGCCAGTCCACTGAGCAAGCCCCTCCGAATTATTCCCATCACTGCTTTTAGCAAATTTATCAAATGTACTTTCCTGTGCAATATTACCTGTAATTGCAGCCGCTTCAGTGTCAGTAAAAAAGCCATCACTTCTTAATCTGTCGTATATAGCCCGTTGCATATCAGTCGGTGTATCAGCATTCCATTCACTGATATTCTCATCAAATGATTTCAAGGCTTGAATTGGCTCTGATACAAAGTTTTCTTTAATGCTTGCAAAACTATCTCCATCAGAAATAGGCTTTACACTTTTATTAAATTTATCGCTAATATCCTTAAAGCTATCGTATGCTTGTGATTTTACATTATCAATGACATCCCCCACTTTAGCTTTTGCTGATTTAGGAGTAACTGCCTTGCCTAAATGATAAGCCCCCCTTGCACCTTCAAATGGCATTAATACATTGTCATAAGCGGCACCTAAACCGCCTTGACGAATTGCGTCAACTTGACTAGCAGGGTTTTCAATCCACTTTTCAACCGGTTCTACAAGTGGGTCAATCAATAAATTTTTAGCTGTATTACCTACAGCACCAATCCATGAACCACCAGTTGCATCGGCAGTTTGCATGTTGCTATCATACGCTTGAGTTGCATCACTAGCCAGTGTTGGTAAGGTTGCAAGCCCTGCCGCCGCTTTAACGGGGGCTGGCATATATGGAGTCATTGCAGCATACATTGCTGGATGTCCAATCGTTGTATCATAAGCTTGTTTTCCGAGGCTACGCAATTCATCGGCTTCTGATGTATCGCTTTTATCAGGGTTAATAATATAACCGTCTCCAGTATTAATCATTGTCCCATCAGCAAGCCCTTTATTAGCCGCATCATAATAATTTGATAGTGCTTGCTTACTATTGTCATACCAATCGCCAATACTTTTTACTGTATTAGTCGCAAAATCGCCAACACCACTAGCAAATTCACGCACCCCATCTACCGCAGAGCTTGCAACATTAGCGATATTGTCGAGCATACTCGGCTGAGGTTCTCCATTGAAAGCTGTATTTATTTCGGAAAAGCTATTATAGCTACCTTCACTGTCATATTTCTTCTTAATATCGCTAAAACTATTCATAATTAATCCTTTCTACCAAATCCAATTAATATAATAGTTTCCTTTGCCAAAAACTTCCTCAAGCTCCGCTTTAATTTGCTCAGGGCTTTCACCGTTCATTCGCTTTTTATCGATTAAATCGGCAACAGCCTTATCCTGACCTTTTAAGTCTGCATGGTCATCGCTTGATGCGGCACCTTTACTGCCACCAACGCCATTTGCTAGAGCAGTTTGCAAATCATTGTAGTACGGGCTTTCGCTTTCATCCGCATCTAAATGCTGTTTCATCCAAGTTGTATGCAATGAAGCTAATGTACGCAACTGTTGTGCTTGTAACCCACTCGTGCCACCGGAAGCGATACCACCGCTACCAAATTTAGGGAATTTACCAACAAGTTGCTTCTGCCCATCAGCGCTTACAAGATAAGTTGTACCATCATCAAGTTGTTGTAATTTTACGGCACCATAACCACCAATATCTTTAATGTTGCCACTATCATCATGCGTAATAATATGACCGTTTTGTGCCCCATAAAGGGAAACCTTGCCATAGTTACCAACATTATGCACTTCACCCGTATCACCATCAAACCCAACAAGATAACCATTAGGCATCGTTTGGTATTTAATATTAGGTTTATTAATAGCCGCGGCACTAGCTAGATTATTCATATCAATTTGTTGCGCCCCTACCTTTTGAGCAAGTGCGTTATATCGTGTTACGGCTCCATACATGCCTTTAACTTTGCTACTATTGTATGTATCAACTACAGTATTACCGTCCTTGTCAGTGGTATACATGAGATTATTAACGATATCTTGCCGCATTGGTTCAAGTACATCATCTGTAAATTTAGTAACATAATTACCATAAGCTCTATCGATGTTGCTTTGCATACGATTTGCTGCATATGCTTTTGCATCATTCAAATTCATGCCACCTTTAACCAATGCTACAACATCCTTACCAAACTGCCTCTGATAATTAGTTGTAATCGCATTGCGGTCTGGGATTCCCATCCCATTAGTTTCTGCCAATGGTTTATGCGTATCCGGTAAAGCGCTAGCTTGATTTTGTCTTCCCTCATTAACACTAGCGCCGTTTAATGAGGTTACTTGCGGGTTTACAAATTGTCCAAATGCTTGTCCTGAATTGGGTTGTTGCGTAAAATTCCATAAACTATTGTTATTGGATTGATTAAGCAGTGATTGCTGTGGCTTTTGCATTGTTTGCCATAAATTCTGATTAGCCTCTAAAGCTCCATTAGCAATCGTCGGTTGTTGTGTTGTTTGCCACACATTATTATTGCTTTGTTGTGGGCGAGTATACTGCGTTAAATCTGTCTGCCAAAGATTCTCCTGAGTGTTATTCGGCAAATTAAATGCTACTTGGTTAGTGGGGTGTGTATATTGTGCAATATTATTTTGTACATTAGGTATTTGATTCCAAAGATTACTATTAGCATCTTGTTGCATCGCTTGCTGTGTACCTTGTTGTGCTGCTTTCTCTGCATCATAATCATATCCATACATATTACCCAACGCTTTAGCCGCATTATTTTCTTGAATTCGATTCCAACGATGACCAAGCCACATGCCGGCTAAACGTCCTAAAGCTTCATCAGTCATTCCCATAATTAAACCTCCTTCTCTACGGCTTCTACCATTTTTTTACTTCTACGTCTTGCTTTTGGTTTTTCTTCTATCGTTTCAGCGGTCTTTTCTTCTACCACTTTTTCAACTTCTTCATTTGCTTTTTTATCAGCGTCCGTCAGACCTTCAGCTAAAACACCATTAGCATAGAATGTATTATCTCCGTCACATTCAAGCACATAAACTTCATCGTCACGACCTGTATCAACAATTTCAGTCACACGATCATAATCATGTACTGTCATAATTTCATCACCAATAACTAATTCTGTGAGCAGTTTCCATCCATCACGAGTTTTAAATTTCTCGGTTTCTGTTGTATTAACAGCGGTTCGAGTAGTTTTTAACGTGTAAATATGTTTAGTTCCCATGTTATGTAATTTAATAACATTAATAACATTGCCCAATGTAAGTACTTGGTCTCCATCATTGACTACTTCAATATTTACTGCCCCTGTAGGTGTTGCAATGTCTGTTCCTGCAGGAAAACAAAAACCACCAACAAGACCTGTAATAAAGTTGCCACTGCCTTGTTGTGATGTTGAGGATGTATTTCCACTACTTGCTCCATATCTTGCTCTCATCATTGCCTCCCATAAATTACTATTTGGACTATTTAACGCCGCACTTAAACTATATAAACTTGTTGGATACTGTACTGCATTTTGCTGTGCTGTGCCACCATACTGCAATGGATTATAAGCCATCGTTTCTGCCTGGTTAGTTAATCCACTGCCCGTATTAATACCACTTAAAGTATTTGAATAAGATTGATTAGCCAAATTAGCTTGATTATTCAACCCATTCATATTATTGCTGTACTGATTATTCCATAATCCTTGTTGAGCATTAATACCGCTTAAATTATTAGCAAATCCATTACTTGCCAATTGTGCAGCCTGTCTTAAATCACTGGCATATTGATTAGCCAATGTATCGCTTGCATTCTTACTGATACCATTAAAGGCCGTATCCGCTTGACTACTGTTAATCACTCCACGGCTAGCCAATCCTGATAACGTATTACCTACTGTATTTTCAAGTGAGTTATTTAACGCCTTTTCACGATTTTCGCTATATGCTGTAGGTAATTGACCATTAGCAATACCACTATAACTGTTGTTAAAATCTGATAACGCATTTTTATACTGTTCATTAAGGGTATTGGCTGTATTGTTCATGCTATCCATAGCATTACCCATGCTTGAGCCGTACTGAGCGTTAGCACTAGCATTATCTTTCATTGCATTTTGTATTTGACCGCTCATAGTGTTAACATTATTTAAGTTCTGATTGTTTTGATTCAAATAACGATTATACAAGCCTTGATAATCAACATTTACATTTGCTCCATTCATGGCATTATTACCCATTTGTAAAGCATTTTTAGCAGCCGGATTAGCTTGATTAATATAATCTAACTGATTAGCTAATGCTTTTTGTTCTTCTTGTGTTGACGGTAATAAATTAACCTTTGTAGATGATTTATTCTTATTCTTGCCGCCGCCAAACAACTGTAAATCAAATATAATCATATACGCTCCTTTCAATGCACATGTTCATAGTCAGTGACTAGTGCATAATATTTCTTACCACGGTATTCATAGTCTTCCGATGCAAGCCGTTGCATTTTCCACTTACGGCAATGTGCTCGGGGATTACGTGTAGTAAAGGTAATTACTTTTTTAATATGATTTAGTCGCATTACCTCTTTAACATAGTCCGCCATGTACTTAAAAAAACCATATGTCTGTAATAAGCAAATATATTTTTCGCCATTCAACTCTTTTACACACCAAAACAAAAATCCTTGCTTATCAAAGAATTTAAAATAGGTGAAATAATCATCGTGAAATGAGCCATCTTCCTTATCAAAATAGAAGCCATCAAGATTAACTACTTCTTGAGTGTATCGTTCGTAATCGTCAATCATTTCTTTAAGGTTATTTAGCTTCATTAGCTCTCCCTCTGCCACATATATACCGCAAGGTATGGCTGCATGTTATTGTGAGGTTGATTCCCACCGTCTCCAGCAATTTTATGGCTATGTTCGCCTTCCTCAGATGTTAATCCAGTCCAATTACGAGACGCTAAAAAACTTATCAATCTACCATCTTTAGATTTATTAGTCCAATTAGCGAAGCCTTGGCCTTCCGCATCATAAGTAAATACACCTGTCGTCCCATTCTCAGGACCTACTGTTGCCCAAACCTTACCAGCAATCTCCATAGTGCCTCTATTATGTGTGTGTGCTCCACTCGAGTCCGTAAATTCATTATGATTATGCCAAGGAGCTTCCTCAAGAGTTAATGTATGCATGGACTCACCGCCCATAGTACCTGCTTTAAAATTACTTCCTTGCGATAATAAAACTCTACCTTGTTCAATATATGTCCATTTGCCGAACCCAAACAACTCATGAGGATCAGTTGCAATAGTACTGCAGTAAATAGATCCAATTGGATATACTTTATCCAACACATTATTAACAGCTGTATTAATGGCCGTTGTGACATCATCGCTTAATTTATCTAAAGTTACACTTTTATTTTTAATCTTTGTTGTTGTTATGCTGTCATCAGACAAATTGATTGTTTGTATCGTACTATTTCCAATTTGCTTGCTAGTAATCGTATTATCACTACGTTCTAGATAAATAATGTCAGAAACGCTTGTAGATGTAGTTTTGACTGCTGCAATAAACACTCGCACTTTATCAACCCACTGAATGCCGTTATAATAAAACGTTTTAGCTAGCATCTCATTGTAGTAATGCATATTAGTACTTGCATTTTCTGGTGGAGTATTACTAATAACAGGTTTAATAGTTGTACTACCATAATTAATTGCACCCGTCCCAACACTATAATCAAGATACAAATATGACGTTGTATTTGCAGGTACTACCCATGGAGTCGCTCTTGCTGTAATCGATTTAACATAGTCTACAGCTCCATTAATATCAAATCCATTAGCAAAGGTTACTACTACAGGCGTTACTGTGCCATCTATAGCCACAGACAAGCTATCACCGCTCAAATAGTTATATTGACCGCCTGATACGCTGCCACTAAGCACACGGTTACGCAATCCACCACCGCTACCATTACCATTGGACTTTTTATCAATCTTGTCAGCGATGTTTAACATCTCCTGCCGATTTTTCAATATAGCCTCACGCTTAGTATCTCCACTGGGACTATCATTAAGTGGATATATCTCTTGATATGCCATTTAAACCTCCTCGTAATTATAATCAAACTGTCTTATTGATATAGCGCCTTTTTGCACAAATATTTTGATTTGTAAATTACGATTGGCGCCACCGCCAATTTTATAAACCTTGGTATACTCATCTTGATATAACAAATCACTATAGTCGTGTAATAACACGCCGTCCTCATCATTCAATCGTTTATCCGTAGATGCAAATTTAATTTGTTTAGGTGTTCGGTTACTTATTTGTACATTCCCATAACCATCTATAATATTGTGCGCTACAAAATCATAGTTCATAAGCAATATAAACAGCTTAGTAGCTAATCTATTTCCTGAAATGATTGATGTTTGTATTTGTTCGCCATCATCAGTGTCTAAACGCTCGTCAAGAATACCGATTTTGGTACCATATGCCATATAAACATCTTTGTTGTAATCAACAACTTCATGTAAGACATGACTTAATTTTCGTGATGTAAATACACCTCGTCCGTCTTCATATCTTGGTATGTAATGATATAAAAAGACAAGATTGCCATTTTCGGGCTTAATCCAAATCTGCTTACGTGATGGTACGTGCCACATTTCGCAAGTATCTTTAATATTCTTAATAAGATAAGCGTTAATATTAAGCCCTGTTTCAAAAGGCTGAATATTGGCATATGTATTAGTCGGCATGAAAGACATGAGTCCGCTATTGCCTAAATAGTAACTACGATCATCAATATTAAGCGCACTGCCACTGCAATATCCTGTTGTAGATAGCGGAAATACACTAAAATAACTATCAGCTGGTGACCCGATGACTTGGTAAACCTTGCCATACTGCTTGTAAACAAGTATTGATTTACCTAAAAAGTCTAATGAAATAATCGTTCCTTGGTCTTTATAGCCCACATCAACATATTGACCACTCGATGCATCATTAGTGTTATTTTTCCACGATTTATAATCACCAATAGCACTCCAGTACACGCTATGACCATAGATGCTTGATACAATCACACGCCCACTGTAACTGCTTACAAATTCACAAGCAGGACTATCATCAATCGTAATTAATGTGCCACTACCTGTAATAGCTTGTAGCTTGCCACCACTAGCAATTAATACATCGCCATCATAAATGTGATATTTAGGCTTTTTTGTACCTGTTAATTGCCCGATTAATTCATGTGTATGCAAGTCAGTATAATAAAGATTATTACCACTATTGAAATAAAACCGTTTACGATTAATATCGTAAAACAAGCTTTCTACTTCAATACCTGCATTATAAGCAATTCTTACACCTGCCACAGTTCGTAATGCACCATCAGTTCTGTCAAATTCGCATTGTAAGGCTTGCACAACACTTTCAATACCAATATTCTCTGGACTCGTTGACCAATCAATGCCCAATCTAAAACCACGAGTACTAGCAAGTAATTTCTCACCCATGCTAATACCCCCTTGATTGTTGAATGAGTTGTGTCAAGCTATCAATAAACCCTTTATCAAATCCTGCATATTCAATCATTAATGACTTTTTCTTAACAAGATAAGATACTAATTGTACTAAGTAATGAGTATATAACTCTGTAAATGGAATACTGTCCGCCATATTAGCAATATGAGATTTCTTTACGGCATAATACACATCTCGTACAGGCTTTTGCCCATAAGTTTCAAATGAGCCGTTATTGACCGTGATAGGATATCCTTGCTTTGGTACAAACTGCATAAATCCAATAGGAATTGCATCATTATTATTAATGGTCTGTCGCTTAACCACTTCACGATCTTTAATCGATGTCAAAATCATAGATAAATAATCAATGGCTGCATTAATATAAGGGATATACTCTTTTTCATTGTCTAAAATCTCATTACTTTCAAGATTAATCTCCGTAATCAGTTCGCTGACCACCATAATCGTAATACCCCCTTGCCATTACCACATCTGTACTACCACCACTCTGACTAGCTAATTCCGATAATCTTGCTTGCCACATTGCAACTAATCCGGATGCATCCATTTGCATTACTCGATATACAATATAATCAACTAACATTGTCTCAATCTCCGCGATATAACCGCTCTCACCATCTAACATCATGTAATCAACGGTCGGAACATACTCAACTTCTATGGTCTCTTCTGCATCTGCATCAAAAGCGATATTCTTAAGTTGACTTACCGTATAATCATCAATCTCTTGCCCATCAGCGGTTACTTTTAACACGGCAATACAATTAGTAGGTAACTCTACTTTTCCAATGCCTGTAGATATATATGTCCGCTTTACATATGATGGAAACACACTAGCAAGTAAATGATTAAGCAAGTGATTGCCTTCATTGTAGAATTCTAATAATTTATACGGAGTATAAGTTTCGTGCCCCGTATCATCAATCTGCATAAAGGCACGATTAAGTAATTCTTTGATAATCATATAATCGCTCCTACAATTAAAGGGGAGTTGTTACACTCCCCCCTTTGTTAAAACACTAATTAATCCTTTTTGCCGCCGGTGATGACTTGAATAACACCATAATCCTTGCTATTGTATTTTGACTTTTCAATGCCTGCCATAATGCTGATACCATTACCCTGTACGTTGCCGTAATCATCATCTTGTGCAATATGACGTGGTTCACTAGCTACACCAAAGCATGCAGCTTGTGTACCCAATAACAAGTTGCGATTAATGGTTGCTCCACTAGCACCCGTATCAGATGTTACTACTCGTTCATATTCATAAAGTACAACACCGTCATATTCACCCAAAGAACCTGAGAAAATAGGGTTTTTAGCACCACGCACATTAGCATTTTGCTGTGCGGCTTGCCATACAGGGTCTTCTTTGAGATCACGAGATGCCCAAGGGCTTACAAGCATAATATATTTATCTTGACCATCGATTTTAATCGGATTAACTTTTGGTGCATGCATTTTAGCCTTACGGCGAGCAGCGCTAATTAAGCTGCAAGTCAATTTATCAGTAGCTGCAGTGCCTGCCACAGTACCAGCAGTGGCAGCATACATTACTTCGCCTGCTGTTGGATTAGCAGACAATTTAGCCATAAGCGTATTATCCAAATAATCGGATAACCACTGAGTTAATGCACTTTTAATAAGTGGCAAGTTATCATAAGGGCTTTTCTGGTCCTCTGCCTCATAACGAGTAACAGCGTTACGGATCAAGTCAACAGTTACGCTAAAATCATAAATGCTTAACTGGTCCTCTTTGCCTTTTAGTGTGGCACGTGTACCAACTACACCATCACCTGCTAAATTCATAGCTAAACCAAAGGTTACTTTATCGCCTTTTACTTTCTTTAAATCCGCATTTTTATGTACAACATTCTTGCCATCCGTAGATGTGAATTTTTCAAAATAGCTATCCTTTACTCCTTCATGCCATACTTTTCGCGCCCACAATTTAGGGACGAGATTTGTAGGGATTGTCAATTGATTAGCCATATCTGCCATAATTTATCGCTCCTTATCCGATTAACTCTTTAATCTGTCGCTGTAGGCTCTCTGGCAATTCTGCCTCACGCCCTTCGGCAACGATTTTTATTAATTCATCATCAGTAATAGTACCCAACGCTTTACCGTTGCCACCGCCTAATGCATCCGCTTTTGGCAAATTTGATGCCTTTTCTAACGGATTATTAATAGGTGGCTGTATGGCTTGTTCATTGAGCTTGCCACGCAATCGTTCAACAAACTTTGTAATTACTTCAAAATCTTGTTGTGTACCTACACCTGCTCCGGTTCGAGCAAATGCCGCATCAATCGGATTAGACTCAGCACGTGTCATTCCATTAAGTTCATCTTGCGCTATTGCCAACATGTCTTGGAAATCATCTGCTGACTGAATAGACTGAATAAAAGCGATGTTTTGATTACGCAACACCATCCGCTGTTGTTGCTGTTGAGTCACCACATACTTAATACGCCCTTGCTCTTCCAAAAGTTGAGCATATTTTTCGGGGTCCGTATACATCAAGTCTTCCATATTATCAATTCCGAGTTGTTGCATAGCAGTTTTCTTTGCAAATTCATTAATATTAGAGACTTCTTCTGCCGTTAATGTAACTGGTGCGGATTGTTGCCTAAATTCGTTTAGTTTTTTCTCAGCTTCTTTACGGCGTTTTCGTTCAGCCGCAAGTGCCTTGTTTAAATCGCCATGATTTTCTTCAGTAGCATTGGTTGATTCCTCTACATCTGCATTTCCTTCACTTGATGGCTCACTCTCAGAGTTAAGAGGGGTGTCTGATTGCTCACCTGTTGGTTCATCGGTAACATCAGTAGACTTATCATCAATTTCTACATCTTTTAAATCTTCAGCTGTTAAACCATACTCTTCTGCATTCACTACATCTTTTACATCATCGTTCATAGTTATCTCCTTTTTAATTAGTTTATCGTCAATAATCGGGACGAAAATTAATCGCAGTTTATCGACATTGCAGGTCGAATTGATTAGTTATCGTCATAATCAGACGGAGTAGCTATTCTTAAACCGTCCACTATCATTGATAGGCTACGTGCTTAAGCATTCGCATGGAAATCAGTTTAGCGTCATGATCAGGACAATTTATTTACATTTCCGGCGGCATGCCTTGTGGTGGCAATTGCGGTTGTTGCTTTGCCTGTTCTTGCAGTTGCTGTTGTGTAAATCCTTGTTGCGCTTGCATCGCACTATTAATTTGTAATTGGTCATTACTGCCTTGTGCTGCAAGCCGTTCTGCCATAATTTGCTGAGGTGATATATTTACTCCAATTGTCTGTAAGTATTCACTTAACGCTTCTGCAGGTAAGTCTTTTACATTAGCACTCAATCGTACATCAGGCTGTGCTGGCTGACTGCTACGCTCTTTAAGCATTCGGAGCATCTCATCCTTGTCTGGAAAATCCATGTATTTAACGATGATTTCCATTGGAATATCCGCACCACTTTGTTTAGCTTCAAGTAATTGATAAAGACTTGCCTTGCGTGCGGTTGCGGATGCCTGACTAGTAATGATCGTGATATCGAAATCAAATGCTGACAAGTCATACAGTACTTTTTTAACAGGATTGCCGTCTTCGTCATATTGTTGCTGCCCGAATTGGTCAACTTGTGGTTGTTCAACCATTGCTTGATTAAGATTAGGTTCAATATGAACAAATTCTGCTTTGCCATCATCACCTAAAATACGCATTGCTTTCTGCTCATTATAATATTGAGGTATTAATCCGGCTTTTCCTTTTTCACCCCACAAAATCAACACGATTTGACGCTCTGACTCTTTGGCTTTGTCAAAAATATCTGCGGTCTGTACTGTTGTAACAGATTGTCTTAAATCAATCGCTTTACCGCTCATGGCACCGATAGAGCCACTTAAACTCTCAGGCGTAATACCACTTATCGTATAGAAGTCACTATTGGCTTGGTTCTCAAGCTCCATATTCCCGATTGACTGATTAGCCGGTAAGCCTTCATTGTACGTTATTCCCGGCGGCAAGAAAATATTGGCGCCCGGTTGTGTAATATTATCTTTAATCGTCTTTTTAATGCGTTCATCCGTTACGCCGTGCCACATTCTAACGCCTAATGCTTGCTGATTAACGATGTGCATGCGCTGACTACGATTTTTATTAAGCTCACGTTGTGCATCTTTAATATCACGCACAACGCCTGCAGGTTCTAATCGGTCATCGTCTGCATTTTCACCGCTGTAATAGCAAAATTGAAAAACCAATGGAAATCGCCCATGACTATAAGGACTTTCGCTATCCTCTAATAACACATCATCTGCAAAAGTGGCATATCTAATCTTTACATCCGGTATCTCTTGACCTTTAACACCAAGCGCCTTGGCCAATCCATACAAGGGGCTATTTTCCTCAACTACGCCATCTGACGTCACATAAATAGTCTTCGTAGTGTATTCCTTATACCAATACTGAACCACTCTAACCTTCTGTAAGTCTTTGTCATACCATCGAGGATATGCATTAGTTACTTCCTGTTCAGTATCATCATATTTGTGATATAAACGTTCGATTTCTTCAGCCTTATCAGGATATACTTGCTTTAATTTTTCTTTACTTTCCCACGTATAACGACCGCAAAACATAGCATCCGATAAGTCTTCTCGTACGCTTTCAGGGTCTTTAAATACATCAAATGGGCTCATGCGTTCAATCAGCACTTGTCCATCCATCTTAGCGTAATCAAAGTCATACGATACCCAATACGCACCTAATCCGCACGTCACTACGTCACGGAATACCTTTTTCTTTTCACGCTGATAGTTAGTCCTATCAAGCACATATTTTGTAATGCCTTTAGCAACACGGCTAATGCGGTCATCCTCTTCTGACCGAGGCATAAAATCCGGCTCAGTTTCATTTTGAGCTGCATAACCACACAATAGATTAACTACAGGTCTGATGCGGTTGATTGTAATGCAAGGTCTGTTAGCATCTTTAAGTATTTTCTTATCACTATCAGTCCATTGCTTGCCTTGAACAAACGCATAGTCTTCGTGTGCCTCTTTTCGCCAGTCCTCATTGATGACTAATGCACGTTTTACATTCTCTTTTGCAGTTAACACATCAAACATAATTAGTCATCTCCTATTCAACCAATTCAGAACCGTAAATCATGCGATACATTTCTTCGAGTTGCCACTGTGGCATATGACTTGCAAATTCAGCTAACTGCTCATCCGTAAATTTAGCCGGAATTACAATGCCATTTTCAACCCGTTCTCCATACTCACTTTTTAGCACTTTATAGGCGTAATCACGTAACGCCCTATCACTCATCACACGCCCCATGCACTGTACTCCTCATTATCTCCATCAACATATTTATAGCCATCGTTAAATTCTTTTTTGACATCATACGCTGATATAGGTCTACTCATTAGCATGTATCTAAACGCATCATACGCATGGTCTTCTTGATCAGTGTCTACATCCTCTACATTACGCTTACTATACGTAAGTGCTGGCAATGTTCGTATAAGATTTTGGCAAGTCTCAAATATAACTACCTTCCGTTGTCGCAGTCTTTCATGCACTTGCATCTTACCTGCAATGCGGTCATTATCCGCTTTATCCCACACAATACCTTCTGTTGCAAAGATTTCTTGAATAGTCGGTCCATCGTGTCCAGTTCGTTGCCAAATAGCCGGGTCAGCCACACCATACCAATCTTTCATAAACTTGCATTTACGAGCGACTTCACGGGCTGTTTCTTGCGTGCCAACATTCGGTTGCCCTTGTTTACACCCATATATCTCATGCGTGATATATATCGTGTTATCTTGGTCAACTGCCGCTCCATATATTGCATATGGTTTAGTAAACCCCCAATCCATTGCTCGTAATCGAGTCCAATTGTCTGGTATTTCAAACGGCTTGCAAACATGGATTTCAGCATTAAATTCTTCAAATACTTGACCTTCAAATATATTCCAATCACCGTTTTTATAAGCCTTTCGCAGCTTATCCGGCAATGTGTCCAAATTATCAATGTAAGTGCTTGCTAAATATGGATTATCATCTACTTTTGCTTGCACAAAGGCAATCTTATCAGCAAATTGCATTAGATTTTTCGGTATAATGTGGTCAATAAATAAGGATTTAACCCACATATGACCTTTACCGCCCGGATTTGTACCGCCAAAAAATTTAGTATCGTTAATACCCGTCCAACGTAGTCGCATACGCAAAAAATCAAATACGCTTTGTTCATTAAGCGTCATTTCATCAATAGCAATGGCTGCGAACTCGCTAGATAAGTATTTTTCAGGACGATCTAAATTCCTAAAACAAATTACACCGCCACCCCATTCGGGGCGTAGTATAAACTCATGGTCAGTAGTCTTATAATCGCCAAGCCATAAGGGAAATTCCATTCGTATCTTGCTGATTTGTCTATCCTTTAATGATGGATAGTCTTCGCAAAATATTCCTACCCGAATTCCTGTTATTCCTGTCTTAATAAACCAATTAATGAGCAAATACACCATAATCCAACGCAGTATATACGATTTACCGCCACCAGCGGCACCGCCATACAAGGTATACTTATTCTTAAGTACAGCCTTAATAAAATCACGTTGTCTCTTTGTAGGGTTAATCACATCATTCAGCAAATCAACACGTTTACTCTGTTTCGCCATCAATATCACCTACCGAAAGCAATATATTCTGACTTTGTAAATCCTCTTTACTGATTTTGTCTCGCCAGCTATCACGGCGGCGGTTTTTAAGCCAAAAGATTAGCGCTGTAACATTAGGTGGTTGATGTTTGCGCACTATCTTAGTTACCACAAGCTCAACCTCACCTGTGTCGTTGTTTTGTCGTGGCTCTTTAGTCACCTCGTCAAAGCTATATCCCATAGCCGATTTAATAAGAGTCTCCTCTATCTCATCGTCTATTACATCCTTGCCTTTTTTTAGGGCCTTAGCTATCTGCGGAAACCGCTTTTTCCAATCATACAATGTAACTGCACTAATCCCTATCTTTTGGGCAATATCCTCATCGGTATACCCATTACGAGCAAAGCCTTTGAGCAATGTTAAATTATCTGGCTCTAGCCATTGTTGATATTTACTTTTTCCCATAAGCTCTCCTCTCGTTTAATAAATAATGGCGGAAGATGTAGGATTCGAACCCACGCACGCATAAGCGCCTAACTGTTTTCAAGACAGTTCTCTTAATCCACTTGAGTAATCTTCCATGTATAACAAAAAAGGTACCATTTCAGGTACCCTTTTTGCGTCTTAGGAGGAGGATGATAGTTTGCTAGCCACGTCCTACAACACAACATGCGTAGGGTTTTGAAAGGAATGTAGAACAATACAATGTCCCCTATGGCTATATTATATTAGTAATCAAGCGTTACCATTCTCATCATGAGAAATAGGGCGCAACTTTAATTAGCTACGCCCTCTACTTAATAAATGTTTATTATATTTTTTGCCACCAATTGTAATGCCATACTCATAATAACGCTGTCAATACGTCTATAGTATGTCTGATGACTAATACACTCATCATCAGCTGTTACTCGCCAGTACTCACCATCAACATAACGCTTAATAGCTATCCTGCGACAATCACTATCAACACTGTCTAAAGCTACATCAATAGCATTAAGCACTACTTTAGGATTAACAATCACTTTGCCACAAACCTTTATCGCTTTAAAACGCTTATCTTTTGGCAACTGCACTACTAAATTATTAATTTGCTGATAATGAGATAAATACCACTCTGCCTCATCTTTAATTTTGTTTAAGTCTATATTAATCCCTCCAAACGATATAAGCTAAACCTACACCATCAAGGCACTCAACATAATTTACCCCTTCTTTGTTCTATCCTTTATTTCGTCATCAATAATTTTCTCCACCGTTTTTATTTGATGCCTTAACAATATAAATTCACCCTCCAAAGACTCATATGAAATCATAAACCTACCATTGCTATCACTTCTCAATCTTGCAAAATCAAAATTCAACTCATTCAAAAATATTCTAATTTCACCCAAATTAAAGAGAATACTCTCTATTGTTTCGCTTGTTGCTTGTAGCCGTTGCATGGTCATTCGTGTATGCATAGTTTTACCCTCTTTCCTTTTGCCATTCGATTTCAGCCTTTACACTTGTTCTTATGTTCTCGATTTGATGTTTTACTGATTCAAATTCTGCCATTAAGATACTACAAGATGTACTATAGTTGCCGTAGCTAATCTCAAACAACTCATCGAGCCGTTCATTTAACCCGTTCAACCATTCTTCGCTACCGCTGAGTTGATACATGATATAACGTAGTTCATCATCTATGCGTTTTAAATCTCTTAAAAGTAAAGGTGTATGCATTTTTATCCCCCCTTCTAGCCTTTTCATCGTCTTGACCCTTCAAGTTCAACCTCTATATGATTCTCTAGCTTTTCCGCTTGGTTTTTAACGCTGTCAAATTCAAGTAGTAAATCATCAGTGTATAACTGAAACCGACCTACGCTATCCCACCGCAATATATCAGCCAAATCATCCAACTTGATGAGTTTGCCTTTTAGCTCGCCCATTAACTCAATAATCGGCTTTAAATTTTCGGCTGCTTGCTCTAAATATTTAATTCTAGTTCGTTCATCCATGTTAAGCCTTTGCCCTTTCTGCCACACTATCGACTAGATTAGCAGTTACTAATGCCCTAGCCATTGCCGGCACTACGCTATTACCAATTCTCTTAACTTGCTCCTTGATTGAATATTTCTTTCCCCGATAGTCAAACTCTAGTTTGTAATCATCGGGGAACCCTTGAGCCCTTGCGAGTTCCCGAGGCGTTAGCATTCTAAGCCCTATATCGATGATGTTGTAATTCTCCTCCTTGACTACAACAAGCCCGAAATGGTTGGCACCGGTTACGGTGTGGAGCGGATCGAATAGGCTTTGCCCAACTTCCCAACCGTAATATTTAGTAAGGAACGCCTTTACTTGTTCGCTCGTGGCCGTTTTGCTTAATTTAGCGGCCACTAAGCCATATCGAGGGGAGCCGTCAATGGTAAATAAAGGCTCTTGAATAGACTGCCCCCGGTGCTCTCTTGGGTTCGTTTCCGTGTGATACTGAATAATAGTCGGGGCTATCATTTCATCGTCAACCGCAACTATGAAGGGGTTCGGGTTATTTATAATAAATTTGTCTACTCCCTTCCAAATTCGCCTCATTGTGTTCTCGGCGAGTGGTTTATTGCGTCCAAATATCGATTTACAAGGAACACCCCAATCGATGCACTCGGCTGCTGTCCGGTACGGTTTCAAGCCTCGCCCGTGGGTAGGTTTAGGCCATACGATTGGTAAGCCATCACATCGAGCAATCAAGAATAACCGTTTCCGTTTCGTCGGGGCGCCGTAATCGCAAGCCGTCATTTCCTTGTATTCGACTTCATAGCCGAGCCCGTTGAGGGCTTTAATAAAACTCTTGAACGTCATGCCGGCCTTGCCTTTGATTGGTTTGCCTTCTTCGTCTAGCGGACCCCATGATTGGAATTCTTCGACATTTTCCAACATAATCACACGGGGTTTCACAAGCATAGCCCAGCGAATCGCCACCCATGCAAGCCCTCGAATATTCTTGTCCAAAGGCTTCCCGCCTTTCGCCTTACTAAAATGCTTGCAGTCCGGCGAGAACCACGCAAGGGCAACCTTACGCCCTTGACATGCCTCACGAGGGTCAACTTCCCATATATCCTCGGTGTAGTGCTTAGTTGTCGGGTGGTTAGCTGCGTGCATGGCAATCGCCGCCGCATCGTGATTGATAGCAATGTCAACCTCTACGCCAGTCGCTTGATATATCCCAAGGCTTGCACCGCCGCCACCGGCGAAGCTATCTACAATCAACTCGTTCCCGTACATTTAACGCCTCCAATAGTCCATGATTAATATAGTGACTAGCACTAAGGCAAATACTATAACTTCTAGCGTGCCGGGCGTGAAATTAATCTCCATAATTTCACCCCTCCCACGATACCGACAAAATATAATACTTGCCTTTATAATTCGGACTTACCGCCACTTCAAACCCTTTTAATTTTAGCCGGTCGGCCATTTTGTCCATGAAGTCCTCCCCTATCTCATGAGGTATTATCGTTTGTAATAACCATTGTCCACTTGTTGCCCGGCTTCGCATCCGGCGCAAGATATAGCGCCACGTCCGTAGCTTTTCGCATTGACGTCTAAGCCGTTTCATGTTTTCACAATTTATTTTCATCGTCTACCTCCGCTAGCTTGCAAAATTTCCAATTATCATATTTAACAATACTTTGAATACTTTTAACCGTATAACTTGTCTTACCGTCGATATAACAAATAAATGGATAATCCGATTCGGCGCTATATTTGTAAAAGTGCCGATATTCCCATGGCTCTGTTGCGTTGTTTCGCACTAGCACCGGCGTATTATCCGGCACAGTCGACCAATCAAACGCGCCAATCTCAATAGCGATATTCAAAGGTTCTTTATCTTCCCAATTAATATTATTAAATAAATTTGATAATTCGCCTAATGTCCTCACATAACCATTAGCAATCCATGCGTATTTATTTTTAACTGGCTTGCGTACAAAAGCCCGGACCCAACCATTGTGGTCTTTTGCAATAAATCTAAATCCTTCGTTGTAAAGGAATTGCATTATATCGTTTCTTAATTGACTTTTATCCATGACATAACCCCCTTATTTGATTTTCTCATCCAACTCTTTTGCTTTGTCATTCATCGTTATCGCTCCTATAATTGCTATTCAATAATTCGCTTTCTCGGTAGAGGTTAAACCAATCATCGGCGGTCATCGTTACAAGCCACTCACGATAATTTTTCCGGTGGAATACCGCCGGCACTCGCCCCGATTTCTTGCTATCTCGTTTTGCTTGCTCAATCGCATTGTATATATTTAAGTTTTCAACACGCTTAACTTCAGCATGTACACCCGGTAAGCCAACAACATCAGCTGCTTCGCCTGTATTACCACAATACTGCTGTGTACGGCGAACTCTTGAAAACCCTTTATCACGGCACAATGAAGCAAATTCACGTTCACCTTTTTTGCCTTTTTCTCTACTATTCATCATGCCACCTGCTCAATCAAAGGTAATATATTTATACTTTTCAGTAGTTCATAAATAAAAAGCCGCCCTTTTTGCGTCCAATATGTATGCATTACACTGCGTTCCGCATCTAATGCTGTAGTTTTACTAGAAGTGTATCCTTTATCAGCATATTTCTGATATAAAAACCATTGGTCCGATTGCTTGTATTGCACACCCTTATCTTTTAGGATTTGATTTAATCGTCTAGCACTCAATCCAAAATCTTTAGCAATTTGAGTGATGCTTAATAAACTAGTATTCTGTAGTACTAAATCATAATAAGTAGCCTTTGGCTGTAGTTCTTGTAGTTGCTGATTTTGTTGTGCAATCGTTATTTTCTGATTGTTAATTACATTATTCGCAATCTTTAACGCTCGCCCCATGACTTTTTCCGGACTATTCCAATCACGTTCAATTTGAATAAAATACTCTCGGGCTTGCTTACCTTTATCATTTCGAGCTAGCATACATAATTGCTTCGCCATATCGATAGTCAGTTCATGATCAATAAAGGTAGATTCATTACCTTGAGCTGTTAGTCTTTTTTGACTAACAGCTCTAAAGTCAACATTTTCACTAAAACCGTATTCACACATTCTTTCAAACCATTTTGTATATTGCGTTCCGATTTCCAAAAACATATGCAAATCTCTACCACTTACTATTTGCTTGTCTTCCTCTGTAACATTAACAGCTATTAAATCCATCATAGTATCACCTATTTCCTAAAACGGTATATTTTCATCAGTACTGTCTACACTTTCAAAGCTATCAAAATTAGATGTTTCGTTTACCGGAGCATTCAAAGATACTCCAACAAAGTTGGCAACTACTTCAGTTACATAGCGTTTTTGCCCATCCTGAGTTTCATAAGAATGGGTATTCAAACGCCCTTCAACGAAACAACGACTTCCTTTACGCAGACTACCAACGGATTCCCCTTGTTTTCCCCAAGCTACACAATTTATGAAAGCAGTCTGTTCTTTCTGCTCATTAGAATTTGAATCAAAATATGTATTTGTCGCAGCCACTGTAAATGATGCTACAGCTCTACCTGTTTTAGTAAAGCGCACTTCAGGGTCACGAGCTAAATTACCTAATATCTGCACTGAATTCATGACTTTCTCCATTCTTCTTTTCGCAAACTTTCACCAAGCAATGTTATGATTTGATTCGTGCTACGTATTCTATCAATAGCACGTTGATCATATCGTTCCGCTAATTCTTTAATTGGTAAATTGGTTGTAATAATTATCGATTTTGAACGCTGATGGCGTTCGGCGATGATTGACATAATACGCTTAAGCATCCAGCTCTCTTCCTTATTTTTGCCGATATATTCGCCGCCCAAATCATCTAAGACCAATAACGGACAATTTTGAATGCGTTGCTCAAATTCATATCGCTCTTCTTGATCTCTAAAACTCATCAATTTATCGAGAAGCGAAATCATAGAGATAAAATAGGGACTTTTTTTATGCTTAATAGCTTCTTTCATAATGGCAATCGCAGCCGTAGTCTTTCCGGTTCCAACAGGACCTTTAATAATAAGCCCTAATCCTTGATTGAGATTTTCGACTACATTACTTGCGTATTCTTTGATAACTTCAAATGCATTTGCATTTTCAGCTGCTATATTCATAGTTTCTAGTTCAACATTTTGAAATCGTTTATATATTCCGTAATATTCCCAATTTATAGGCTTAGAAATGGTCTGGGTCACTTGACCAGTCAATTTTGCTCGCTCCATTGCCCTTATTTGAAACTGTTCTACCATCTGTTTTAGACTGTTTGCTATGTGTTCTCCTGTCAACAGCTTCCACCTCCCATGGTTTTTCTGACAAATTATATTGACTATTCCATCGTTTCAATATGGCTCTTACATAGGCCCACATTCTTTTATTGCATGAAACAGCAATTTCCATAGCTGCATTACACCAAGCTATACCATACGTATTGGCATCATCAATCAATATCTCTTTAGACAATCCGGATATAGCACCGAATCCGTTTTCAATATAATTTTGAAAAAATAATTTCAAATCTTCACTGGTAAAAGTAGTAGTATATTCTTTACTTTCCTTTACTTTCCTTTGTGTACTTTCTCCGGAGTTAACTTCATTTTCTCTGGAGTTAATTGAGTCTTCTCCAGAGTTAACTATTTTTTCATACGGTTTCATGGAAATGAGCAGAAATCTTGCGTCGTAACATACCTCACTTCTTTTTGATTGTTTGCAAGTATTAAAGTACTGCTCTTGAATCGCAATGGAAGTAAGTATGCCGTTGTAATCTCCTTTGGACCTCATCTCATCAGTACCAAATAGATTCGCCATATTCGCATCGAAGAATCCCACTTGAATCGCCTTCACGACAATCTCTCGCACAGTGCCAACTTTAAGACCAAGTTCATCAGCCAGAAAAGCCAGCGTCTCATCATCCCACCGCATGTAATACCCTTTATCTTTGTAGATAGTACATAGCAGGTTGACTAGTACGGAGGCGGCAATTGCTCCGAATGCTCTAGTAAGTCTCCTTACCTTTTTATTTTCAAAGAAATCCGTATCCAAAGGAAAATACCGAATGCCCGGTTTTCGGGGTCTACTCATATAATCTCCTTTTGGATATCGGTAAGTCACTATAAAAGCAACTTACCGTATACCATGCCAAATATTATTATGATTCTTCTTGTTCAGCTGCAATAATAGCGGCTTTTTCTTCCTCTGTTAACTCATTGGAAGCATAGGCATCTTCAATAACCTCCCCTGTTTCTGAATGAACATAGGTACCCTCTACTTCAATCGTGTCAAAGTCGGCTTCTAATCTACCGTCATTGTCTTTAATGATTCCGCCGTCTGTTTCCATGGCCGTTGTCAATCCCGCTTGCATTTCGATTGATAAGATGCCATATTTACTGATTAAGCGTTTAAGTACCGTTTTAATCGCCATACTATGAAAGTCTGCAATGCCCCATTTATCAGTACCCCCTTTATAGTTTTTGCTATACTTACGCGCATGTGCTTGCATGTCTTTCATATTCATAAAAATATACTTTTCAAAGCCGTTAATAAGCTTAAAGTATGCCATATAACCGATAATCTCATCACCGGTACGATCACCAAATTCAAACTCACCAGTGAAACGGTTTTCGTTAACAATTTCGCCTTCATATACTTCACAAGCGTTAATCGTCTTATATTGGCCGGTTCGCATAGCGAGCTGAATATACCCCTTATACCCCATTTGAAACTGTGCTTCACCGCCATACGGAACAATATAGGCATATCCTAAATTTTGGTTAATCGGTAAATCTAAGGCAGCCGCCATGGCGCCGGCTGCAACAATTGTCTTGGGGTCTGCTTTGGCTAACAGTTTGTTATTGTTGGCCACTGACAATAAACTGGTGATAAAGCCGGGTGATTTCTTCCCTAGTAATTTATTAAAACGTTTCTTTACATCCTCAGATGCTAACATACTGCTCAATGTAACTGGTTCTTTAGTAGCTGGTTTAAGACTGTTATTTTTTAACGTGATGCCACTCGTTGATGCCATAATAGTATTCTCCTTTATCCCTTAATGCTGAATCTTCTTGTAGGTTCGCCTTGTACTGTGTACTCTTTCGCTAATTGCGGATGGTCTGTTTCAAATCTTTTTTTATCAAACGTTTTTCTCCCTGCAACTTGCGTCCAATTAACGGTATAAGTATCAACAAATCCTCGCTCATTATCACCGAGCAAACTAAATAATTGACTTTGTGCTTCCGTTTTTAGTGCCTTCGCTTCTTTTTCCGCTTTATCGGCTGACTTATATTGCTCAATGAAAATTGTTGCTGTATCCGGTAAATCAATCGTTTTGCCGTTGCTAGTCTTATGCATTTCTTTAAGTAATTTATTACACCGTTCGGAATCATCTACCGCCGGCATAACACGCTGTTCAACCATATTCCAAAATTCTCGAGCCGTATCAATAATGGCTGTAATAACGTCTTCATTTCTTGGAATTTCCTTATAAAAGAACTCATTACCACCGCACAAGCAAGCAATCCACCAAGAGGAATACCCTGTAACCGCCATATAGTGCTGACACTGGATGTAATATGCATCCGGCACTTGATCGCCTTCCCATTCATCACGTTTAAATGCATTTGCGGTTTTACATTCAAGACCAGAATCAATACCTACAATGTCACGGTCAATGTTCGCCAGTAAGAACGGATGTTCAATAGATTGTAATGTATAGTTATTATTACGAACACTATATCCGGTACGAATAGAGAACTCTTCCGCAACCAAGGCCTCTAATTTATTGCCCCAATACATAAAACGTGATTCTTCTTCATCAACTTCATCAGTCGTCTTTTCAAACCAAATATCTAATGGCGATTTCCATTTGCTAAGCCCCATAATAGCAGCCATATCACTGCCACCAATACCGGTTTTTCTGAATCGCAACCAATCTTCTTTTGTAGCTTTTTTTGCATCAAAAACCTTTTTGTATATCATTTATGATTCTCCTGTGTTATACTACTAATAGAAATTGTTTTGGTAGCCCTTTAACCACGGCCATGGTTGAGGGCTCTTTTTTTGCCTTTTAGAACGCCATAACGCTCATCTTTAGCCCAATTATAGGCGTGAGGTTTTGGCGGTACGTATGGCTTAATTTCAGGCGTTTCGTCCATGGTTTCAGGCTTTTGCTTAAGGCTCATGTAGTAATAGCTAACTAGTAATAACGCCATAAACGCCATACCGAGTGCGAAACTCTTAACTAATAACCCCGTTACGCTCATTTTTCTCACCTCCTTCTCATTCTGCGTGTTATAATCACCTTGAAAGGAGGTGATTGTAATGGAAATCGATAAATCAATGAAGTACATCAATCATTGGGCAACTAAGCTTTTAGCTATCTGCGAAACTTTAGAAAAAGCTATGTTGTCATGGGACGCCCATCTACCACTCGGAGATACTGAAAAGAAATCCACTAAAATAATCGAAATGGCAAGTCATTATGATCCAGGCTTTACACTTCTTGAAATCTTGTCTTCAGTCATGGCTGCTGACTTTGACCCTGGTAAATATCAATATCAAGATATAGCCATATTAGAAGAGGCAGAAAAACTCATAAATGACTTTAAGATGTACAAACATTTTCTTGAAAAAAACGTTCAAACAATTAGTGTCGATACGACTTGGAGTCCTGTATCAGCAAAAGTTAGAGCCGCAAAAAATTTAGCTTTATCAAGCCTAGAGCTTTCTTCACTACCTGAAGATTAATTATTAGGCTCTACAGATTTTGATAACTTATAGAGGTCTGGAATTGTTGGAGCATCTTTTCTAACTAAAATCCATTCCTCTATATCTTTTTCATATATGGTTCTGTTATTTTTACGGAGCAAATATCTAGCCCATTTAGCTCGCTTATCTGTAAATTTATAACCATACACTTCTTTCAACGCAATTAATACTTTATCTAATCTATCCATCCTTTCACCTCCTTTTCGTTGATATTCCTAAAATCTTAGCAACATCCTCAACGCTATATGTCCTACATTCCATATAATCACCTCTATTCCTATACATTCCTTAAAGTTATTTAAGTAAAGTTTCTACTGATACTCCTAAATAATCTGCTACCTTTTTTAATTTAAATACTGAGGGCTCCGATCTTCTCCAATAATGAATAGTTCCAGCTCCAAGCCCTGTTGATTTTTCAAGAAAATTAATCGTGATTTTTTTCTTATCACAGAGCTTTTTAATGTTTTCAAAAATCATTTACTTCACCTCTTTTCTGAAAATTTTCGAACAACATCTGAAAATTTTCTTTACATTATTCTGAAAATATTCTAAAATAAACTTAAAGAAATATTTCTCACATATTTTTAGTCTATTTATTCTGATTATTTTCAACTACACTGTAATTGTATATGAAAATAATCAGAATGTCAATAGATTTAGTTGATTATTTTCAGATTAAGGTGTCGATATGAATATCAAAGAAAGAATTGCTATATTAGCAAAAGAAAACAACACTACGATAAGAAATATTGAGGAAACATTGGGCTTTGGTAGAGGTACTATTTCTCGATGGAGCGACTCATCCCCCAGTATTGATAAGCTTTTAAAAGTTGCAAACTATTTTAACGTTAATGTAAATGTATTAATTAATGACATCGAAGAACAAGGTTACTATGAAGATCCAGAAGTAGCTCAATTAGCTAATGAAATAAAAAATGACCCCGAATTGCGTATTTTACTTGACGCAAAACGGAGTCTATCAAAAGAAGATATGGAAAGTGTTATTAATATTACAAAGTCTTTATTAAAAAAGGAAAGAGGTTTTGAGGATTGAATTTTTTTATCCATTTAGTTGATTTGCCTTGTAGCGTTGGTGGTTATACAAGACAAAACGAAGATGGTACTTACACTATTTTACTAAATGCTCGCTTATCAGTAGCAGAACAACGAAAATCTTATATCCATGAGTTAAGTCATATTGAAGGTAATGATTTTGATACTGAAATGCAGGCAGATTTATTGGAGCGTATGAGGCATGAAACGGGGTATTAATTATGAAAAAACTACTGTTAACTTTATTACTGACCTTAGTATTTTCGAGTGCAAATGCAGAGTATCAACGTTTTTTAGATAATAATCCTAACTGGCCTCTTATTTATGGACATATGGATTCAGCCTCTTATTTGGACGCATCATCAGTTGTAGTTAAATATTATGACGACAAAGGTATAGTCATGGCTGTTAACGTCATGTTTGGAGTAAATAAAAATACAACTAAATATCAAAGATTAGCAACAAAATGGATTTATGTTTTTAATCCCTCTATAAAATCTTGGTATCGTAGTGTTAATATTGATAATCGTATTATTACTCTACCACCTTCAGCATATCCGCAAAGTGCTTATTTATCTCATGATAACGGAGAAACGTGGAAGCTCATAGATTTAACCAATACTTCTGGCTACAATCTAGGTGCCAAATTAATGATTGAGGAAGCAGTTGATGCATTAATTAATAAAAAATAAGTCTTACGAGTTTTTATTAACAAATTAGGTGGGATATAATATGAAAAAATTTT